GCCCGCACCCGAGCGGTATGAAGGTGCGGCATCTCCTACTGAGAGCTTCCCAGTGCTTGAAGAAGCGAACAGCAACCCCAGCCCATGAGGGTTGTCTGATGGGGTACGAATACCAAGGCCAGCCAAGTGCTGGCTTTTCTTTTGGAGCAAGCCATGATCTACAGCCCAGCTAACGTTGACCGAGCAACGGTTTATGACGTAGACCGTAACGAGAAGTTTGAAATGCCCCTCTTGGTCAACACTGGAACGGGCTCAGTCGTGGTGGCCAAGCTTCCTCTGCGACTGAACCACAAGGGCAAGGTCGACCGCGAGACGATCCACTTTGATTCAATCCACCCTATCTATGGTGGCGGTATCAAGCCATGCTTGTTCCATTGCTACGGGAGGCGGCCATGAGCCTAAGACGAAAGATAGCCCTGTGGTTGTGCCCTGAGCTGGCCGGGCATTTGGACAAGCCCGCTTTGCCTTTCCCGCACGCACATCACGTGGGTAGCGCTGAAGCATTGGCGAGTAATGTTGGGGCAATTGCTGATCTGTGCCGAGAGAACGCCATCCATGCTGGAGAGCGCATCATCCCGTCCGCAGACAACAAGGCCCTGATCCAGAGCCTCAAGGCAAGCCAGCATGCAAGCGATGCTGCTTGGAAGGCTGAGGTGCTGGAACACCTGCGCTCACTGGCAGGTGTTTCCTCGCATGCTGTGCTAGTAACTAACGCTGCAAAGGCAGGCGGGAAACCTATGCGTGAATGAGTTGTATGTGGAGAGTGGTTTTCTCACTAGTGATCGCCCACAGGCGCGATTCCACAACAAACTGCTTGCCATTTTCATACAGCAGTTGATCTCCAACATTTGGCATCCCAGAGAGTGAATTCCCTGAGATGCTGGGGAGATTTGAGTAGTCAACGTCGCCAGGAAAATTGATTTCGATCGTTACTGATGCCATAAAAACCTCTTGGTGATGGTTGTGTGAGAACTTCCATCGTAAGCCAAGAGGGTTACTTTTCCGCAGGGCAGGCTCTCCGCACACGCGACCTACACACTTGGAGCCTAGCCCCTGCGACCCGACAACAGCAGAGCTACTCAGTAGCCAACAAGCAAACCGCCCATTGAGGCGGTTTTTTCATTTGTGCATCATGAAAGGACAAGCATGCAACGTTTTAATCATCTCGTTGTCGTCGTGGATGGCGAGCCTCTGGCTTCGACAGAGGTCATCGCCAAAGGCATGAAGGCGCAGCACGCCAGCACGATTAAGCTGCTCCGCAAGCACCAGAAGTCATTGGAGCGGTTCGGGAGGGTCAGATTTGAAATCCAACCCTTTAAGACAAATGGCGGCATCCAGTCCCGTGAAATCGCTCTGCTCAATGAGCAGCAGGCCGCTTTACTGATCTCCCTGATGCGGAACACCGCTTCGGTGGTTTCGTTCAAGACAGACCTCATCGCAGAGTTCTTCCGAATGCGCGATGCATTGAACCAGCGTACGCAGGGATTATGGAAGCAACTTCAAGCGGCCATTGCAAACGAAGTGGACTCCGCTGTGCGAGCGTCGTTCGGATCACACCTGATGCTTGACCGCAAGAAATCCAAGCCAGTGCTGCAAGGTGAGATCCGCAGGCTGGAAGCTGAGATTCAGCCAGGGCTGCTTCTAAACTGAATTACCACTGTCCTTTCGTGGTGCACCGCCCTTGTGGCGGTTTTTTTATTGGAGGCGCAGCGCGGCATGGCTCGGGCTGCCCAGTGCTAGGAATCAAATGACAGACAAAACTTTAACCGTTGGCGTCGCGGCTTCTGCGCTTCTAGGCGGCATTGCTGCCCTCGTTCTTGGCCTAGCCTGGGGGGCCGCATGGGCAGGCTTCACGCTCTCTGTCCTTTGGGGCTGGTTCGTAGTACCCACCTTCGGCCTCACTGCAATTTCAGCTGCTCAGGCTTACGGTATTGCCCTGGTTGTACGCGCTGCCCACGGGCTCCGGGGTGCCGAGGGCAAAGGCAACGACAGTGCTGGAGTTGTTATGGCCAAGCTGTTTGTTCTGCCGCCATTTGTGTGCGGGCTGTTCCTGCTGTTCGGCTGGGTGGCCAAGAGCTTCGTCTAACCTGGGGAGAACTCAATGCTGAAAGATCAGGTTCAAGCCGAGGCCGCGAAGGCAGCTCAAGCTATCCGAGCTGCAATGCTGGAGTTCAATCGGGCGACGGGCTTTGAGATGTCTGTTAAGGCCGCTTGGGAGAATGATTACCGCTTCAACCAGGCTTCCGGCGTTTATAGGAACGAATGTGACCTAAGGGTTTCAGTGGAGACGCTTAAAGTGGAATCCTCGGCTTAGTCAAGTGTCAGATAGGGCTAGTTTCGTAGCTTGGCGTAAATGGCGAAAAGCTTGCGGGAGCCTTATAAGGAGGGGCGAATGGCGAGGCCAACAAAATTCACCCTTGTCCTAGCTGACCAGATATGTGAACGGCTTGCAGATGGTGAGAGCCTGAGAAGCATCTGTCTCAGCGACACGATGCCAGGTAAGGCGACAGTGTTCCGGTGGCTGCGAAGTCACGAGAAGTTCCGGGACCAATACGTGCGCGCGCGCGAGGCTCAGGCTGATGCGTTATTCGATGAGATCCTCGACATCGCTGATGAGGATTGCACGATGGTTCGGGCCGAGAAGCATGGCAGCCGGGATGATGATGGCGAAGGCAACACAGAGGTAGTCTTTGACAACGTCGCAGTGCAGCGCAACCGGCTTCGGATTGACGCCCGCAAATGGATGGCTGGGAAGCTCCGGCCCAAGGTCTATGGCGACAAGCCAGACGAAGGCGGAGAGGGCGAGAACGCCCAACCCGTTCCAGTCAAGATCGAAGTGACAGTAAAGGACGCAAGAAAGCATGCCGAGCCTGAACATTCCGCAGGCTCGGTTCCTGGAGCTGCCTCATAAATACCGCGCATACGTCGCTGGGTTCGGCTCGGGCAAGACCTGGGCCGGCTGCGCATCAACGTGCCGCAATGCCTGGGAGTGGCCCAAAGTCAACCAGGGCTACTTTGCGCCCACCTATCCGCAGATCCGGGACATCTTCTTCCCGACGATTGACGAGGTCGCGTTCGATTGGGGTTTGAAGGCTGACATCAAAGAGGCGAACAAGGAAGTTCACCTGTTCAGCGGCTCGCAGTACCGGACGACGATCATCTGCCGGTCGATGGAGAAGCCGTCGAACATCGTGGGCTTTAAGATCGGCCACGCGCTGGTTGATGAGTTGGATGTGATGCAGGCGGTTAAGGCTGAGCAGGCCTGGAACAAGATCATCGCCCGGATGCGTTACAAGGTGGACGGGCTGAAAAACGGGATCGATGTGACGACGACGCCTGAGGGCTTCAAGTTCGTCTATCAGCGGTTCCACAAGCGGCCACAAGAACGCGCTGCGCTGGGCAAGCTGTATGGGATGGTGCAGGCCAGCACGTTCGACAACGCGGCCAACCTTCCTGATGACTACATCCAGTCGCTCTATGAGAGCTACCCCAAGCAGTTGATTGACGCCTATCTGCGCGGTCAGTTCACGAACCTGACGGCGGGCAGCGTCTATCCGGACTTTGACCGCCGGCTGAACCACTCAGATGCATCACTGCAAGCCGGTGAGCCCGTCCTAATCGGGATGGACTTTAACCGCCTGGCGATGGCTGCGGTGGTCTATGTGTTACGCGACGGCTGGCCGGTAGCGGTGGATGAGATAACGGACGGCCGCGATACGCCCTACATGGCGAAGCTCTTCAACGAGCGGTACAAGGCCAAGGGCCATGCGGTGCAGGTTTTCCCGGACGCCTCGGGGCAGAACGCGAGCAGTAAGAACGCAACCGAGTCGGACCTGAGCATCCTGAGGACGCATGACCTGACAGTGCGGGTGAACTCAACCAACCCCGCTGTCGCGGACCGTGTGAACGCAGTGAATGCGCTGATCCTGAACGGAGAGGGCGAGCGGCGCTACCTGGTCAACACAGACCGATGCCCGAAGCTGACCGATGCGCTGGAGCAGCAGGCCTACGACAAGAACGGCGTGCCAGACAAATCAAGCGGCGTGGATCACGTTATCGACGCTGCTGGGTATGTGATTGCCAACAAGTGGCCGATTGTGAAGCGCA